ATTTGCTAAAGTTCCACCGCCTGCTGAATATGAGCCTGAATCACCGACTTCGTTTGAAGCGGAATAGGCTGATGTGTTTGCATCCAATGAAGCAGAATCTGTATAGAGAGCGAGTTTGATAGTATCTGAACTGATATCATGGTCGCCATCTAACAACTGCTGTTTGAATGTTGCACAAACTGCTTGGTTAATTGCCATTTTTAGTTACCCCTTTTATGGTGCCTGTGATTTCATTGGGATTCTTACCACACCATCACTGTATTCATCCCTACGGTTTCTACCCATTTGCTCTGTCGCTAATGCTTGAAGAGCTTGTGAGTATTTTGCTTCATATAATTGCATATCTTGTGGGTTTTTCAAGTAGGAAAAGGTTTCCGCCAAGACGCCATAAAGAAGAACTTCTGGTGCGTTCTCAGATATCCATGTTGTTGAACTTGCATTGCTTGTGTCTAATTCTTGAGGCTCTTCAATGTAAGCCATTTCAACTGTATAAACTTGATCAGGAGTAGGTGCTAACATTAATGTTTGAGCATCCCAATTCGCCCAATATTTAGGTTGACCAGTTCCTGTGGTTTCACTTCTCTTTGGAGAATATTCATCCATAAAAGTTTGATCTCTTTGTTCTAAGTAAGTTCGTGTTCCGTCACCGCCTACTAACTGTAAACTTCTTGCAAATCGAAAACCTCCACTAGGTCCTGTTACATCTAAAAAAGCATTATTAGCGGTACAGGTAGTAGTGGCATAGCGTCTTTGCTCGTCTAAATCTACTTCTCTTGCAATTTTATTTTGAACGTTAGTGATAAAAACATTGATAACAGAATTAGACAAAACATTACTGTCGACTTCTGAGTAGTTTCTAACATTAGTTAATAATTCGGAATAGTTCATGATATTACAATTGTGACTCTACCAACTCTACAAGATATTAGCAAGTCATCTTCTTGCTGTGAAGGCATCATGCCATTAGAGGTAAAGGCACTATCCCCTGGAGCTCCTACAAAGACAGTCATTGGTTCAATACGAGCAGGTCTTGGATTTTTCACCGCTATGGCATCTGCTGCGTGATACGGTGGATCTAATTGAGGATGTTTAGGCTCCCAACACTCAGGACAAGTAAATAATCCATTCCATTCTTTTTTAAGCTGTAATAATTTATATTGCTGACCACAACGATCACAGATACCTACCGCAAATTTTCCGGTCGCAAAAGCCATAGATTAACCTCCTGGAAAGAAATTCGACGGCACAATATGCACAGAAGTTCTTTGACCATTTTCAACAAGAGCTCTTTGCATTTCATCTTCATAAATCATTTTTAATTGCTGAGTTAGCTCAGGTCTCTTTTTCATTGAAATATAGTAAGCCATACCAGATGCAAGGCAGGGAATAAAGTTATAGTAGACATCAGGATCGTTTGTATAAGCCCCTGCATCTTCAATAATTCCTACATAGTAGTAAAATATCTGACTGCCTGTTGTATCAGGTGTTTGATATAAGGTAATAGTTGGAACATACTGTCGATCAACATAGTATTGACTTGGTGTTCCTTGAGAATTTTTATTAGGTAAATTAATATACTCAGAACGAGATATTTTAGTCATCGATGTATCCTGTTGAGTGCTCCCTGATCCTGTTCGATATACTACTTCTAAAATATCAGAAGCATCGCTTGGAGCATTATAGGTGGCTGTGCCTTGAGTTAAGTCTTGTGTGTAAGATTTAACTTTCCATAGATGAACACCTCTGTTGCCCCACTCAGCTAATAAAATATTTAAACTACGACGGGCTGTTCGTAAGTCATAACCTGATCGAACAGACGAAATCATACATCTTTCAAATGCTTCATCGATTAGTTCATCAATGCTAAGAGTAAAACTTGTTGTTCCTGAAGTAGTTGGTGTTGGCATTATTTACTCTTTTTCTTCTTTTTAGGAAATCCCTTTTTCATATTTTCATAAGCTGCTTTAGAAATTGTTGATTTAGACTTAGGTCTAGAAATGCCTAATTTTTTTCTTCTATTAATATTTGCCCAAAGTCCTGGTTTTTTACTGTCTGCCATTATTTTTTCCTTTTACTTTTACCTGCTTCACTTAAAGCGATAGCAATAGCTTGTTTACGACTCTTGACCTTAGGTCCTTTTTTAGAACCAGAAGTGAGCTTTCCTTTTTTATACTCTCTCATTACTTTTGAAATTTTTTTTTCAGCTTTTGTTTTCATTTTTTTACCAGGCCCTTTCGATACTTGCATGGACTCTTGTGCTCGTGTTATAGTCATATCATATGTCCTTTTTAGTTGCAAACATACCACCAATTGAGGTACTTGTTAAGAAGGAATATCTATACAATCATGAAAAAGGACACGGAGAATATGAACCTGGTATTTGGATTACTACGAAATCTATTCAAGGTAGGGCACTTTATTTTGAGACCTACCTCTATGAGACGGGAGCTTTATTTGATAAACTTCCTATCTCGGCGTTCGTTTGGAAGAAAACGGACGAAAAGATGGAACTCGAAAACTTAGAACTTTGGGACGCTTTTAGTTATCATATTTCAATTATTCAAAAAGTTAGTGTTGGCTCGGGTAAGTGTAAATACTTAGCTCCTAACAAAAAATGGTATTTTGGTGAATATTTATTCACAATTGATAGCTGTCATCCTGAGTACAATATTCCTGATATCGGATATTCGGAAATACCCTCTCAACATAAATCTTTTAATATCATACAATTAGATAATGGTTACTTTGCAGCACAGCCTAATAATCGTGTAATTTTCTACGATAAATCACTTTCTCCAAAGAAAATGAGATTTCCTGATTACAAAGTCTCTACAATAGAGTATGGTGTAGAGAATAAATCAAAATGGACAGCAGGGGATGATGAAAGTTTTTTCTACAATTTCGAAGAAGCCGAGTAAGGAAGAAGAACTAGAAATAGTTTTTGAGCCTGATTTTGAGCTTCCTACAATTCACTAACGACCTTGTCCTCGGTAAGCTTTAAAATTTCTTCGTTTATGTTTATTCATAGTTGACCAACTAATTCTACCATCGCCAATAGTAGTTTTCTTCACTACATGCTCAATAACCTTAGAACTATCTGTTTGTTTCTTTGCCATTAGTGTTCCATTTTGCGAATGCTTTTTATAAATATTTTACCTTGTAGTTCTTCTAATTCTGCTTCCACTTGACCACAAGATATCATTGTGGTAGGCATGTTTCTTTCCATAACTCTTTTCTTTTCTAAACAATCGGAAACACTATCTGTTAAAGTATGTTCTAACAAGTCCCCTTGACTGCTGAATAAACAAAGAGCTATGACTACTTTCCACATTAGTGACCATTCCCATTACCATTACCAAATTTAATATCTCTAGTAGCATCTTTTAGTTTTTCTACATCTTTTAAAAGCTTATCAACTTCAGATTCTAAATGATCAATCATTACTTGAATGTGAGCATTCTCATCTAAGATACCTTGATGTTTTTCAACTTGTTGTGCTAGAAATTCTAATAGCATAAATTGCTCGTCATCGGCGGGTAGATTACCCATTAAACCTCGAGGCCATTTAATTCTAAACTCTGTGTTTAGTTCTAAATCTTTTTCCATCAACTCCAATCTGGTGGAGTGTTGGTTAAGCGTTTCGACTATTCCAAAATAAGCATAGACTCCTAATGCCACAGCAGTGACAATTGAAATTAAATTTCGGATAGGCATCCCTACCGTCGTCTTGTCGCTTATTTCCATTTAACACCTCCAACGTTTACGTGCTTGTCTTAATCTTGAGTTTGGATCTTTGGCAGCTTTAGGAAATTGTTTCATTTGACCTGCAGAACGTGCACAATAAGATTTTCTTCTAGATGCTCTTTTTCCTGTAGGATTTTTTTCGGTAACTGCTGTAGATAATTTAGAACCTGGATTTTCTCTTCGATATCGATCGACACCAGCTTTTGTCATTCCCGCTCCACTTTTCGTGGAGCGAAAATATTTTTTTGTTTTCGGTGGTTGCTTGTCAGCTTTCCTAGTCATACTTTTTTATCCACTCACACCATACAACGACTTCTTGACC